ATCTACAACTTATCAACTCTCCTGCATTATAAGTCCTTTTTCCTTCGTATTTGCCAGTAAAAGGTAGTATTGTATTACTAGGTAAGCTTTCTAAATAATTTTGTAATTGTTTTTTAACAATTTTTTTATCGTTTCCCTCTATATGTACAATTAAATCTATATCGCCAAAATCTTGTTTAGCACTTGTATTATAACTACCGCTTGTTTGAACTTGTTGAAAATTATCAAAATTATTAAGCACACGATTTGTAAAATCTTTTACAGTAGGTTCTACATCTTGTCTAAGTATTCTGTCTGCACCAGCAACACCACTCATTAATTTTTCCTATACTTAACTATATTACTGTTATCTGGCAAAAATTTACCAGTAAGCCCATATTCTTGTTGGTGTTCTATCCAATATTCTTGTAAATTAAACGGAATGTCGGCTCTTGTTTTATCTAATATTCTTAAATATATTTTCATTATATCATCAAAATCTTTACTTGCTTTAGCTACATCTATAAGTTCATAATAATCATTTAGTTCTTCTATTGAAAGATTACTATTATAAAGATTATTAATTAATTGTATAACCTCTTTAGGATCTTTAGCTACAATTTGTTTTGTTACTTTATCAGAAACACCAGTAACATGGTTAAAACTAAAACCTTTGACTTGTAACATACTAAGTAAAAGTTGTGTGCGATGTAGTCCTTTTACATTGTCTTCTTTGCCATATTCTTTACTACCATAACTGAATAACAACCAGGGAAGATGACCTATCATCCAGTCAATTTGTATACCTTTTCCTAAATTATTTCCTTGAGGATCATATTGCGGAAACATTCCAAATGCATTACCTGGATTTACTTTTTTAACATCCATATGAATATTAGGTGCATGATCATTTACATACTCACTAATTAATTGTAAGGCAGCTTTCATTGCTATTTGTTCTTTACTACTAGATTTAGCACGTTTAGACAACTGATCGAATCGCATCACAAAGTTTTCAGGATTTATATTCCATGCTTGTACACTAGAACTAGATACTCCCTTAGGAAATAATTTAGTTCCATCGATTGCTAGATCTATATCCCCACTTGTATCTTTTTTGCCTACACTGCCAACAGGATGAAAATCTTTAGGATTTATAGGTGCATTAGGAAAAACTTTTTTAAGTTCAATAAAGTATTTTTCTAAGGTAGGAGAAATATTTTCTCTAGCAATTCTATCAGTAGAAGCACCAAAAATATTTCCACCTTCAGTAATTTTATTTGTAAAATCTAGTTGTTTTCTTCTAAGTTTTCTAGGACCTCTTAACTCACGTTTTTTTAATCCTGCAAGAGTTATTTCACTTATTTTCATTGAACTTGTTTAATCCTCTTTTAAATTTATTAGGATCTTTTCCTTTTATACTATTAACAAGTCTTCTTTCTAATTCATTTGCTTGTTCGGGTGTATATTCTCTATATAGTTCTTTAATTAAATTTATAACACCATTTATAAGATGATCACTCCTAGTCTCTATTACCATTTTTCTATCATTGCCAATATAAATTTGGTCAATTTCCTGAAACAGACTACGAGTTTTTCTTTTCATAATCAAGATCCTTTTTTTATATTTATTATAAATATGTTTATGAAACTACATGAACTTAATGAGCAAACTGTACAACAACCTGAAATAGATATTAATAAAATTTTAAACATGATTGAATTTAGTAATCTAGATATGAATATTGTACAAAACGCTCAACAAGCTATAACTACTCTTGCCAATAATCGTCCTATTCCTAGTGAAAGTCGTGTTGCATTATTACAAGTACTAAGTAATATTTAATTCATTTTTTTAAGCAAATTTTTAAGCCTTTCCGAATGATCCATTGTATTAACTACATTTGTTTCTTCAGTTTGTAGTTCACTTTTTCTTTTAATACTTTCATAGATATTTTCCGGCTTTTCTTCTAGTTCATCTTCGTCCATGTCACTAATTTTTAAACTATTAATATCAAATTTTAAATCTAATTTACTGCCTACACCACTACTACTTCTTGTTTTCATAAACTGTATTTGCATTCTACCACGTTCACGCATTAATTTACTACTAAAAATACCAATAACATTATCTGCAGTTTGTATTTTACTTAATCCTCCTGCTATATGACTATGATCATATTCTACTTCATCAACAGCGCCTCTGTTTAACTGACTTGCTGTAGCTAAAACTATTTCTAATTCTGTTGCTAAATTTCTAAGCTCTTCACTTACAAATTTATCTTTAATAAACAAATCACTAGGAGGAACTTTTCTTTGTGCAGGCATCATCAAATCTAAATAATCTATTAGTATAGCTTGTGTTTTTTGACCAGTCTTAGTTTCTAATTCTTTTAAATAACTTCTAATATCATTTATTGTTACTCCGTTGGGCATTTGTATAATCTGCAAATTTCCACTTTTTTTTCCTTTCATTCTTACATTAAGCTCAACATCGTCCATATTTTTAAAAATATCTTTAGTTCCATAACCTGTAAGCATACTGTCCATACGCATACTACAAAGTCCTTCACTTAGTTCTAAACTTACGTATACAACATGTATTCCTGCTAATGCCCAATTAAGTGCCAAGTTTTGTAAAAATAAACTTTTACCTGCTCCACTTCCTCCTGCAAATATATTTAATTCGCCCTTGTTAAATCCTCCATACAACACATTGTCAAACGTTTTCCAACCAGTACTAGTTGTACCATTGTTATCTTTAATTTTTTCTAATCTTGTTCTAGGATCCTCAAAATATTTTGTACCCATATTTTTAGGTAATCCTAATTGTACTGCTTCTTTAATTATTAGTTCAACTTCTCCATACTTGTTTTCCTGTAATAAATCTGTAGATTCTAATATCGCTATTGCAAGTGCTTTATGCCTACAAAATTTTTCATATTCTTCTATAAACCATTTTTTATGTTGTTCACTTGCTTCTAATATATCATGCCAATCAAAATCATATATGCCTATAAGCTGATCTCTAGTAGGCAAAACCTGATATTCATTTACATGTATATCTAAAAATTCTATTATTTCTTGTAACGGCTTATCAAAAAACTCTTTTTTTGTAATGCTTTGACATCTTGTAAAAAGCTCAGTATCACTTGCTAAAAATTTTACAAAAAGCTCTTGTATTTGTTTAGAATATTCTATGTCTTGAGCCATAATTTTGCTTTTACTTCTATTTTAATAGGATTATCTACAATGCTTGATAATATACTATTTACAGCAAAAAGTCTACCATATTTTTGTATAGCACTATTTGCATCTTTAATATTAGGTTCCCAGTTTGGAAAACTTACAGAATATCCATAGTTCACAGCACTTTTAATTAATGTCATGCTAGATATATCTCTGTCAGGAACCACTATAATTTTTTTATGCAAATTATTTAATACAAAGGATTGTGTTTCATTTATAGTGTTTCCTATAACAGCTACTCCTTTACAACTTAATGCATCAAAAGGACCTTCAAATACTAATACATTTTTATATTCGGGCAAAATATTATCTAATCCAAATATAAAATGTTTTTGCATATTGTTAATATATTTTGGTTGCTTTTTATTTTTTTTCTCTAATCTAGGTATTAATCTTGCAGTGTATCCTACTACTTTATTTTTATACTTAAAAGGTAATATTATTCTATTTTTAAAATGCTGATATGTACTGTAATACCAATCTGCAAGATCTAACAAATCTCGTTCTGCTAGATATTCAACAGCACTAATATATTCATTCGATACCTCAGCTTGTGTTATGCTTGCTGAATCTGGAGGTAAAGTTGCTTCCTTCCAAATAGGTAAAATTGTTTGTTTTTTTTCTATTTTTATTAATGGTTTTTCCTCCATTAATTGTAAGTTAACAAATTGTATTTCGTTTTTAGGAACGCCAAAAGATAGTAAAAGGTTTCTTAAATTTTTTCCTATATTGTTTCCAGGACTCCAGCCAGCCTTATACCCACAGTTAAAACAATTATAAGTTATGCTTTCATCTTCATTAAATCGTAGTCCTCCTCGTCGTTTTGTATCAGATCTATTTGCTCCCCTAGTTGTACACATTGGGCAATTAAAACTTGTCCATCCACTTGGATTATTTTTAGATCCGGAAGGCAGATATCTAGCGACTAAATCATGTACTATCATAATATTATATTCTAGCCCCTGAATATAATTTTGTCAACTGTTCCTGATGTAGTGTTTATTTTAAATTTTACAAAAGCTGCGAAACAAACAATATTATGGGGATCTATTCCAGTAAAATTATTATATTTGTACTCATCATGAGCCCAATACAGAGGAATAGGAAAATAATTGGTTGTACTGTTAGGGTGTAATTCTAATGTGGCATCTAAAAAGATACTTCCTACAAAATTAGTCATATAAATTGCAAATGTGGCAAGTCCTCCTCTATTTAACAATTTGCTTGCCTGTGCTTCTATTGCTTGACTTTCTGTAATAGCCGGATCACTTGTATTATAAAAAGTAGTAATTTCTTGACTATTATTTGTTATACTGCCACCTTGTACTATTTCTACTGTGAGATTTGAATCATAAGTTCTATTATGATACAAGACAGTATTAGTCTGTTGATTTCCAAAACTTACATATAGGTTATATAATCCTGGTTCTAAATCCTGAATATCATTTGGAGTAAATACAAGTGTTGCTACGCCTTGCGCTAAATCAGTGTTTAGCAAAGGTTTTTCTATTAATAAAACAGTTTGGTCAACATTATATAATCTTGCTACCAAATTTAAACCTGCAACATTTTTTATTTTTTTATTTTCATCACGTACATGAAAGGAAACATTGCTTGTATATCCCTTGTTAATAGGTATAGTTTTTGCTCTAGGAAAAAGTATTGTACTCACTGGGCTTCCACTTGTAGAGCTTATGACAATTTCTTGTATGATTGGAATATCATAAATATCATGAGTAAAATTCATAAAGCTCTCTTTTTAAAATATTTAGCAAAATTTATATGAAGTTTGAAGAATATCCTTTTTTAAGTGTAATTAAAGTTAACAAAAACGAATATGTAGGAATAATACAACATTGTGATATAAATTTTATTAGTTTTTATGACTATAATGTGTTATCTAATAAAATTGACAAATCTAAGTTTATTAAACTAGGAGAAGAATGGTGGTGGGAATCTAATAGAATTATTCCTATAAATTTATTTTTGGGAAAACGTTTTACTTTTTTCCGTAATACCCTTAGAGTATTTAACAGTAAAGACTACCTAATTACAATGGGTCCAAATGTAAGTTTAAAAAACATATTCCAAAAACGTGTAAAACGTAGACAAGTAAAATTAATTAGAAAAATGTAAATTTAATTGCATTACAATTGTAAGTGCATATCCTATAGCATGACTTTTTTTAAAAAAATAAGAATTATCATCGGGTTTTTTCCAAACGTCTGCTAATACTTCCTCCCATTTTTTTCCTAGTAAATACCTTTTACTAGGTCTAATTATTGCTAATACTGCTGCTAGTTTTTCTACACTATCAGGTTTCATAATACTTACAATGTCATAATGACTATGTAGATGAAATAATTGGGACACAACATCAGAATCTAAAAGTTTTTCCCAGTCAGGTTCCGTGTTTATTAAATCATATATAATATCATTATTATTTAAATCTTTTAATATATTAACGTTTAAAAAGTCTATTTTAAAAAAACCTAAATTACTTGCTTGCTTATGATCAACACTGCAATAACCCGAAACTGGTTCTACAGGAACACTTTGTAAATATACTCCTGTTTTATGTTTACTAAAATTGTTCGATTCTATAATACTAGCAGGTACATGATCTAATTTATTTAACAGTAAATCTCTATTTGCTAAATCTATATCAATATCTGCATCTATGTAAACAAATTGTTCATCCATTGTAAATCTTTGCTTTTTATTTTTTTCTGAAAACCTTTAACTATTACTTCAATCCAAGATAAAACCATTTCTAACTGTTCTGGACTTAACCTTGTAAGCATTTCTTGTCCTTTTGTACTACCTAAATATATCCAAGGACTTATTATGCCCATTTGTATTTTATGACAAATCCAATTTGTATTAGAATCAGTAAAAATATCTTGCCAATAACTATTATTCTCTGTTGCCCACTCTTCAGCTAATAAAACAAATCTTTCTACTGCTCTTTCTGGAGTTTCATTTTGTAAAAAATTATATATAAAATTTTGATAGGTAGTCTCCTTATTCCAGTTATTTAAATTAGTATTGTTTTTTATTAACCAATTAATATATTCCTCACTGTTATATAAATTATTTGTTTTTATCCAACGAACCATTTTTACCAAACTTGTGTATAATTTGTTATATATAAATTTTTTATAAAGTATATTTCTGTTACCTGCAGGATCTACTATTTTTTTATAAACACTAAATGCTAACAGAACATCAGGATTGTTTTGATCGTTATACCTAGATCTATAAACACAACTATGTGTTAATAAAGTTGATTCTTTACTAAAACTTTTTTTACAAAAATCACAACGAAACTTTTTCTTAATCATTTTAAAAGTTTTTTTAAATCTTTAATCTGTTTGTCCGTGCAACCTTGTTGTTCTGCATATTCTATAATTTCCCTTTTATCCAATAATTGTTCAAGTGCTTCTAAATCTTTTATTTTAGCAAATTTAAAGTTTTTTTCAAGCCATTCTAAAACATAGTTTGTTTTTTTCTTTTTATAAGGAGATATCCAAGGATGATATACTATTTTTCCTGTGCCTACACATGTAAGTAATTTCCATATTAGTTCAGGATGATCTTTAAAATTATTAAAATTTATATTAACTATTTCATTTGTTAATACAAGACTTAATCTATGATTATTGTCATTTGCACAAGAACTTATAATGCGCATTGTCATCCATGCACTAAATTCTTTTTTTTGTTTACTTTCTAATTCACTATACCAAGATCTATTTTTTGTGTCAACAGCTCTAGTTAATTCTTTTATATGTATTAAAGCCATAATTGATCTATCTGGATAACTTCATTAATTTTGGTTAAATCTTTTCCAAAAAACACACAAAGACTATCATTGTCTAATTCTAAAGGCACACTAAGCATATGGCCTACTTTAAGTTTAGGTAGAAACCATTTCTTTTCATTATACACTGTTTTTAAATTAAGTGGTAAAAATTCTGGTTTTACGTGATCAGGATTTATTGCAAATGCTTTAAAACCTCTGTCAGCTATTTGCATAATACTTATAATTTCACTTTGCCCTAAAAACTGATCTGCAATAATAATATGCCAATCAAGTGGAACTTCTAAATTATATGGTCCTATTTCCAAGATTGCACAAGGTGCATTAAAGCTTTCTAAAAAAACTAAAGGAGTATAGATATAATCTAGTTCCGGTTGACAAGTAAAATCTAAAACCATAAATCTAATATCTTCTTCAATTTCATCGGCTATAAAATTAAGATCTAAATTTTTTTCTATTGTATTAATTAGCATTGTAATCCATATTAATTTACTTATATGATAACATAGTTTTTCATAAAAATCAACTAAATACTTTATAAGTTTGTTCCGCTATGGGCGGACTTATGCTGTCCCCACAGCGTAGACCTAGAACGTCATTACGGAGAAAAAAAATGGGAAGACCTCTTAATAAAAAATATTTTGGACCACCAACTGCTGCAGGAAAAGAAATAAAGGTACGTTTTTTTGACGGTACTAACGATAAAATTGGCTGGATTATTAAGCAATTGGGTACCAAAAAATTTAGAGTAACTGATGGTACTACTATCAAAGATTGCAAACTTGTTGCAGTAGATGCGGCACAAATTAATGCTGAAGGAGAAATGAGCATTAGTGTAAAAAATGATGCAAATCAAGTAGTTCAAGTATCAAAAATTACAGGTAATTTAGTAGTCGACGAAAACAACAACAGTATTAAATGGGGCTTTGATGATTATAATGCTGCAGGTACTGAAGGAGTTGCAGAAATGGAAGAAGCTGGTACCGACTCAAGTATGACTGGAGATGATGAATTTGAGGCAAATCCTTAATATTTCATCTTCTTAATTGTAAACGGATAACGTGCCTCATTGTAAAACTTTTTTCTTTCAGTGAGGTGCCGTTTACTAAATTTAGCTGTACTTGTAATATCCCATATTTCTACATGATCTTTATCCTCAGCTTTTCTAATACCTCTACCAATACTTTGAATAACTCTAATAAAACTTTTTCCAGGTTCTACTAGTACAAGATTAAAAATACGTGGTATATTGATGCCCACACTTGCTACGCCATATGTTGCTATAATTATCTTTCCTGTTGCTGTTTGTACATCAGCATAAGTTTCCTGTCTGTCTTTTGTTTTTGTGCTACCCGAAATAAATACCGTTTCTTCTCCTAAATTTTCAGCTAATATTTGTCCTGCTTTAATTCTATCTACTAGCACAAGAGTGTTACCGCTTTCACTTATATTAAGAATCATTTTTGACAAATAATTCATTCTGTCTGTGTCGCTTGTTAAAAATTTAAGCTCACTCTGATAATCATTGTATACACAATTATCTTCTAGCTGAAGTATGTTAACTTGGCATTCTGCTAATACTCCTTTGTCTTGTAGATCTGCAGCCCCTAAACGCCTACTTACAGCGCCTATACTTGCCTTGAGAGCGGCATAAGCCCAATCATCCTTGGGTACTGTGCCAGTTAACCCCCAACGTAGTGGTACTCTTGCGAAAGCACCCGTCAGCAGTTGTTTTAGCACATCAGCCTTTGCTTGGTGTACCTCATCAATGATTACACAGACAACGTCTTGTGCAAAGTCTGCCAGGCTCATATCACTTTCGGCGTCTTTAAATTTTTTGTTAATAATATTTAGACTTTGCCAAGTGCAAATTGTGTGAGTTTTTCCTATATCCTTTTTATCGCCAAAATAAACTCCAACATCTAGTCCTATATTTTGATAATCATTAAAAGTTTGATTTACCAAGTCCTTGTTAGGAACAATAACAATAGTTCTGCCATACTGTTCAACTAATTTACTCAAAGTAGCAGTAATAATAGTTTTTCCTGCCCCAGTTGCAACCTCCTGCAAGCACTGTGGTTCTTCTAGAAACTGATTAATTATTTCTACTTGATAGTCACGTAGTTGTATTGCTTTGTTTTCGGAAGGATGTCCTGGAGGCCAAGTAATATTATTGTGTAGATTCGCGTTTATTTTATTAAAATTAAAATTATGGTTATTTCTTTTATCTTTTAGCTCTATATTGTAATTATTTTTGTTTAAAACATCAATTACAGTATCCAACATGTTTATATAGGTTCCGCCTCCAGGCGTAAAATAACTTACACAACCATCCCATCTACCTAATTTATATGCAGGTGTGTGGTAGGCGTGAGGCATAAAATATTTTAACTTATTTTCACACTCACGCCTAGTGCTTAAATCTAAATTATGTATTTTACAATTTACTTCGTCTTTTAACTCTATAGTACATTGTGGCATTTTATTCTCGTACACCAATTAAGTGCATAAAGGCTGTAAAAAGATTTAAGAAATTTAAATAAAGTCCAATACTACTCATTATTGCCATTCCTTCTGTAGTCTGATCTAGTTGTGCTTCTTGTTTTATTCTTTGATGATCATAAGCATTTAAAGCACTAAAAACTATAATAACTACAATACTAAGTATAAAATGAAATGTCGAGCTATAAAAAAATAAATTTACTAAACTTGCAATTATAATACCTATTAATGCAAACATAGCAAATTGTCCTATACCAGACAAGTCTTTCTTAGTTTTGTATCCTACATAGCCTGTTATAAAATATGTTAAGCCTGTTATTAGTAATGCTTCCACAATACTTTGACTTGTATAATATAACAAATATGAACTTAAAGTTATACCGTTACACGCAACTAAAGCAAAGTATAAATTTTTTGCAAGTGTGGTATTATTTTGATTAGATGCACTACTAATTGCAAAAATTAATCCTAGGGGAGCAAGCAAAACAATCCAACGTAACCAGCTTCCCATAAAAAATACATATAGTTCAGGTATGCTATACACAACATAAGCTGTAATAGCACTAATAAAGACTCCCAAACTCATGTAATTATAAACACGCCTAATATAATCTTGGACGTCTACATTTTGAAAATTTAAACTGTTAACTGTTTGCATTCATATTTTCCTCATTTAATAAATCTTCTAGATTTTCTACAAATACAGAATCTATTTTACTTCCTATAGGAACCTCTGTTTTTACTGCCAACCTAAACTGTCCTACTTTACTTTCTTTTTTACAAGACTTACAAAACCCATAATCTCTCAATAGTTCTGCAGGTCCTCCATAATGAGCTTGCTGTTCCTGATCTAGTGTTTCATAGTACAAATTAAAATTATCTACATTGCTCTGACAAACCTTAGGAGTAAAACCTAAATGAACCCATCCACAACTTACACAAGTAACATGTATTGCCTGTATCATTTCTAATCCTATAGAGGGGAACTTAGTTCCCCTGTTAATATTTACCGCTTAATACAAGTGCTTTCTGCAAGCGATTGCCATCTTGTAGGATTCATTTTATATAAATCAGCAAGTTTAGTAACCATTCGTAAACTTACCTCTCGCAACCTATTGCAATTTTTTTGCATAAAATCTACAATAGCATTTTCTTCTTCTTGATCCATTTTATAATCTTTAAGCATACCATCAGCAACAATTTGCTTTACACGTAGAATACGCTCTCTCATTGTGTCCATTGTGAGATCCAAATAATGGCAGCGGCTCATTATGGCCTCCAAATGGTCCTTAATTTTGCCCTTGGTCTTGTCAAATTTAAGGTTAGTAATAAAAATTATACTACCTCTAAATTCAAACTTTTCAGGAATACCTTCTCTGCGCAGGGCGGTACTTTCACTTTTCCAACTAATTATACGCTTTTTTCCGCTGTCTAGTGCTGCCTTAAGCAAATTCAAGCTCAATTCATCAAATAAAATGCTATCACAGTCATCTAAAACTAATACTGATCCTTCGTCTGCGTAGCGAAATAATAACATGTATAGCCCAATTGGACTTGCTGCACCTTTTTCTACACCAAACCTTTCGGGCTTGCCTGCTAGTTTGTCAAACATTGAAGCTTTTTCTAACACTTGCTCTACACCAAAAGTTTTACCTACTCCTGGAGGGCCTGTAACTACCATGCCCCGCACTATACCATCTACACTAGCTTGGGACATTTCGTTAAGGATTTCGAAACGCTCGCGCAATCTCTCCATAATCTCTTCATCTGTTTGCTCTACTTCTACTTCTGGTTCTGTGGTCTGCAAACCCATTACACTTGTACTAGAAGGAGTGTCAGCTGCCACTACTTTATATCCTTTTTGTCCGTGTACCTTTACACGTACTTTTTCATTTGCAATTTGAACAGTAATGAAGCCTGGATACCCTGTCATAGGCTTGGAAAACTTCTTGTATCCTTTTACCAGCTGTCCTACAGCGCCTGCCATTTGTTGACCTCTGTAATTTCCTTCAACAATTTGTACTTTGGACATACTGTCTCCTGTATCAATGTTAATCAACTTGCCTACCTAACCAACATAATAATATTATATAGCCTTTTTTCAAAAAGTCAACAACTTTTTTACATTATCCAATTAATTTTTTAAGATGCTTCCACTCAGCCTTGGACATTGTTAGTCCAGTATAACCAGCAGCATGAGCAGCCTTGCGATATTCTTCCCATGTCTTGTGTTCAAATGCATTGAATCTCATAGCGTCTCTCCTGTATGTGTTGCTGCTTCAACGTAATATAAAGATTGTACAACCTTTTTTCAAAGAGTCAACATTTTTATAAGGTAATATCATCTAGTCCAGCAACACGTAACTTTATAACATTGTTAATTTGAAACTGCTTGCTTTCAAGTGCTTTGATTATGCCCATGAACTTATTTCTTGTAAGACTTAGCTCATTTATCAGATGTTGTAGATCTATTACCTCATTATCTCCATCAGAATATTTTTCTGCATCTCTACTGCTTAAAGCTCTATTATAGTGTTCAAGATACTTTTGAAACTTTTCTGATCTTTTTTTACGCATTAAGATATTTAAATGCTCCAACATAGCTTCTAAATCCTGCAACTGATTAAATCTAAAAGCAACAATACCAGGTATTTCTCTACTGAGTTTTTCTACATTACCTTTTACCCCGCACTCTAGTAATGCTGTTTCTAATTCTTGTTCATAGTCTATTATAGCTTGCGGTAACAAACTTAGATCTTGTTGTATTTTTCTATACCAATTCGACATTACTCATCATTGTCTACAATGTCATTTTCAAAATAATTTGTTAAGGCAATGTTTAAATCTTTATCTTCTCCTGCTAATTGATCTATACTATGTTCTATTTCAAATCCTGCATTTTGCCAACGTTCAATATAACTTTCTGCAAATACTTGTATTTCTTTTTTATCTATAAATTCTTTTCCTAATAAATAACATTCTAAAAAAACTTCTACCATATTATCATTCAGTGTCATAATATACTTCCTTTTCCTCTAAGTTTGATTCTGTGTTATTTACTTTCTCTTCTAAAATATCAGTGTCTTTTAAATCGTCTATCACAATTTGCAATTTTTCTCCTGTCCATCCTTTTCTAAATTCCTTTATTTCTGTGCCCGAATTTGTAGTATATTTTAATTTATTTCCTTCCTTTTGTATTTTTCCAGATTTTTCAAATAAATCAAGACAACCACTATAAGGATCTAAACCAGTCTCATACGGAATTTTTAACTGTACACTTTCAAAAGGTTTAGCATATCTAGTTTTCATTACTTTACATGCACTTCTAATACCACTTACTTCACTTGTTTTGTTGCCTTCTTCATCTTCTTTAAGTTTTAATTTTTTCATAGCAACAACAATACTGCTCGCATATATGAATCCTTGTCCACCTGATATTTTGTCATCTGGATCGAACATATCTTGACTAGCATATGTGTGATTAGTTGCTACTAATCCTACTGGATTACCTGCAATTAAGTTTACACAATTTCTTACAAGTGCTGTTAATTGTTTAGGTTTTCTACCCATGTCTCCTTTTAAATCCCCTTTACCAAATTGATCTACATCAGTAGGAGTTAAAAGCATACCTAAACTATCTACAATAAATAAAACTTTTTGTCTTTGTTCATAAGGTAACAATTCATAATCTGCTTTATATCCTTTCATAAATTCAGATATAAGTTTTGCAACATCATCAATCATTGCTACATTTGCTTTGAGTAATTTTTCTGCATCTGTGTCTACACCCAATGCTTTTAACCAATCTTCATCAAGTGCATTTTCACTATCAATAATAATAGGAAAAATATTTAATTCTTGAGCTTGCCTAGCAATATTTCCAGAACACAGGTAACTTTTTCCTGATCCTGATTCTCCTGCAAATGTAGTTACTTTTCCTAAAGGAATGCCACGATTAAAATCACCACTAATTAAATAATTTAAGGCATAATTACCTGTACTAATCCAATCCACAGGATCGAAAAAACCTGTACTCATACCTGGAACACTTTTAGTTATACTAGATCTAAATTTTGCTATATCAAAAGGTTTTGTCATTAATATTTCCACAAGATAGAAGTGCAGGAACTACTAGTCCCTGCAAACAGTTTTGTTAATTAAGAAGCTGATTTACGTTGTCTAATCATTTCCAGAATTTCATTCGCACTAGGCTTATTATCCCCTGCAGCTACATTTACTGTTTCTTTTACAGGCTCTGGTTCTGATTTAGTCTGTGTTTGTGGAACAGGATCTGGATCGTTTACTACAGTATTTTTTTCTGTAGTATCATTTCCGTCTGATCTCACTCCTGGAGGAGCATAGTATGCACTGAACCTTGCAGGATCATATAAATCTCCTTGCACACTTGATTCAAACATCTCCATAATAACTTTAAGCTCAGTATCGTTTGGCTTTTTAGGCATAAAGTCATTCAAATTGTTTAAACCATATTGATCAATTGCGTCTCTTTCTAATTGATCTAGTGAACGTTCTCTTCTTGCCCATGTAGAAGTTGTATAGTCTGCATATTGTCCTTTTTGTGTTTTCACAAGTTTAAAATCTGTGCCTTGTTCATAATCAGTAGGAACTTCCACAAAATCAGGATCCATTAATGCAGCAGAAATAATTTTATATATACTACTGTTAATTACAAATCTACGAATTGGATTTTCAGGTTCATTGTCTTCTTTTAAAGGATTTTCAACTACAAAACCTTGAAAAATATAACTACGTTTTTTCCAATATTTTCTCGCTTCATCTTCCAATTTAGGATCCTTAAACCAAGGACGAATTTCTGTATGAATAGGACAAGTTTCTCCCCACATTTCTACACATGGAACTTGCACTGCTACAGGCTTTCTTTCGTCCTGACCTAGTACTCCATGAAAAGGAATACGAATCATTTGTCGTTCCTTCCAAAAAAATACATTTTCTTTATCCGAATCTGGAAGAAATCTTATTGTACTTGTACTTCCTTCTGGAGCATTCCAAAAAGGAAAAATTGCGTTATCACTGGAAGTAGTATTAGATTGTTGTTGTTGAAGAAGTTTAGCTCGAATTTCTGCTAGAGAGGGCATAATTTTTTCTCCTATATTAGCCTATAATTGCCTATGTTTGCCTGGATCATGAACACTATTGTTCATGAACTTAATATTAACAAAATTTAAAAATTTTGTCAACTTTTTTTTTGCAATTATTTTTCAATTGCAAAAAAAACTGATTCGTCAACTAAATTGTTAACGTCTTTCTTTAATTTATTTATCATCCTTTCAGTCAAGTCTTTAGGATTATTTTCTTCATTTACTTGTATTTTTCCTAATATGTTTTGAATAATACTATTTTTTTGTTCGCTATTGTATAAAGGATAATTTAAAGCAATACTTTCTAACATATTCCTTTGATCCTCAGCAACAACATGTTTTGCAAAATAGTTTATAAGTTGTTGAGCTTGTAAATCATTAGTTTCAAAAGTAAAGTTGTTAGGATTATCCGGATCATTATTTTTAAATTGTTTTACAAGTATGTTATTTTCTTCTAATTGTGTTAAAAAATTATTAAACAAATTATGTCGTTTATTAGATTCACTTATTTCGCTTGCAATTTGTGCTACTAAAGGTAAAGTTTCACTTACTGTTTTATCTAAAGTACGCACTGTAAACATTTCTTCTAAATCTTTAATGTCTTGTTCTTCATTTACAACAGGAGTAAACTGATCTAGTGACTCGAAATAACCTTTTTTGCTTACTATTTTTTTCAAATTTTCTCGCATAGTTTGCTTTTTAATATTACAAGCCTCTACTAAATCCTGATTATTTTCATTTACAAGATTATTCACAATACTATATTTTACAAATTTATTTAAATTTCCTATATTTTGTATTGTTTCTGTAATATAATTACCAAAATTATCAAAAATGTTTCCTCCTTCGCTAACGTGCCGTAACATAGCTTTTGCTGCTGTCAAATTAGTAAAAGGTAGTTTATTTTTTTCTCCATTGGATTCTATAAAAATCTGCTGTATGTTTCTACTTCTTGCACCACGTAATTCTTCGTTTACTTCGTGTTTATGTTTAATAATTAATCTTGCAGATTCACATGTTATATAACTTGTTTTTGTAGATCCAAAAGGTTTTTGAAAAGCCTCTGTTAAATCGTTCATAGTATATGTATCCTGTTCTATTTTATAAGCAAAATCTTTGGGTGTTAAATGTTTACCATATTGTTTAATACGCCAATTGTATCCAAATTTTTTAACAACTTGCTTCATTTTGTTAATCATTTTTTTTAGATCCTTATAATCGGCTTGTCTACCAAGGTATAAACTAACTTTATTAGGATCAATAATTAACATGCTTCCTAAATCTTTTAAATAAATATGGGCAGCATCTAAAGGATCCATTGTATACTTTCCTTTTAAGGTAAAAAGTTTTACACTGTGGCCAAAACTTTTTACAACATCAAATACATGTTTTCCTATAATATCATTAGCTGCCATAAATATTTCCTTTAAATTATTTATCTAATATAAATTATCTTAATGTATAATTTAAAACATGTCTTATATTTTTTCCATCTCCACAATAATTATGCCAAGTATTATTATTTCTACAAAAGATAAAGGCTCTATTAGGAATCCATTTTATTTCTTTCTTGTTATTTCCTTTATTATCACTAAATAAAAATGTACCTGTACTTATTTGTGGTTTTACATAAATTACTGCACTTAAAAGTTTTTCTGGAATATCTGTATGTAACGGCCAGGAAATGTTAGGACCAGTGCTTATACTTTCTAGTCTACTAGTAGTAATTAAAGATTTTTTATTAGGATTTAATAAAGTAAACACATCTTTAAAAATATTGTCATAATAGGGTAAAAAATTTTCAAATGTATGTGTAATATTTTCAATCTTAATTTTATCAGTTACAGGTATTTTATAATTTTTAAATGTAGTAAATAATTTTTCATTAAAAAAATTATCAATTATAACATATTTAAAATTATAATAAGTTAAAACTTCCATTATTAAATCATTGCAATAGGCATTGGCATTATAACATCATCTTTATTAATACTGTCTGCTAATTTGCTATACAAATCTTTATCAAAATCCATTATATAATTAACTATAATTGTTACAAGTAATGTAGCCATTACTAAATCATCGTGTTCTCCATCTTTTGCTGCAAAACTTGGACCATGTGCAACAAAAGTTTTTATTTCTTTATTTAAATTTTTACTAAGTATTTTTATTTTGTCATGCTCTACAAAATGTTTTAATTTAGCACAAGCATCGACTTTTGTTCGTAAAGTGGTAGTAAGACCTCTAGATCTTTTAGGATTATCATGTACCCAAGTTCCCGGAAAATTTTCTTCCCCTATTTCCATTAACATTTTCACTGTAGCTCTTCCTACACCATTATTTTCCAAACTCCAATATATTTGATTCTCAGGAACCACAGTGTTAATATCTTGCAATAATAATCTTAAAACATCCAGCTGACCTTTTATGTCTGTTTTATTGTTCTGCCACTCACAAACCTGTATCATATCAGGTAAACAAAATACTTCAATTGCACTATAATCACTACCTGTTCCAAAACAAGGATCTAATGCTAGGGCATAGATTTTATCTGCATGTAAATCTTGATACCATCTTATATTATTTTGTACTTTAACTGGATCTACACCTTCCATAGTAATTAATTTAATAGGATTAATTAATGTTTCATCAGCTGTTATGAATTCACAGTTGTGTTCTCTTCTAAATCTTTCTTCACCTATTTTTTGCCTTTCATTATCTGCCCAATTATCATCTCTATCAGGATGTTCGCTCCAATGACACATATATCTTTTAAAGCCATTTTTTCCTAATTCTGCAACATTACCATATTCATCTTCAGGATTACTTGCTTTCCAAATTTGTGCAAATTGATCGTTATCTTGATTAGGAGTGCTTGTAATTATACATTTCCCCCCTGTTGCTAAAGTAGGACTTAAACTAGTCCAAAATTCATTTGCAATACGTGGCGGAACAAAGGCAAATTCGTCTAAATAAACTAATGTTAAACTCATACCCCGTCCAGTGTTTTCAGTAGTAGCTTGCGCAACTATTCTACTTCCATTATCAAATTCAATGCTACCTTTATTGTAACTAGTAGCACCGGCTTTAATCCATTCGGGTAATGTTTCATATGCAAACCTTAATCTTGTCATAATTTCACTAGCACCTAAATACTTGTTGCTTGCAACTAATATTGTACTATCTGGTTTAAACATAGCATACCACAACAAATATGCAGCGGCAGTTGTACTTTTACCAGTTTGCCTAGGTAACATTGCTATACTATATCTATAATCATCATATACTTGTATAAGTTCTTTTTGAAAAGGATATAGATTAAATTTCATCCTTCCTTTTACAGGATGTTGAACATTACAATAGTTTTCTATAAAATATACAGGATTAGTAATACAATGTGCAAGTTCTTGTACTTGCACACTTGTATAATTTTGAGTTTGGTGAGGTTTTTTTACTAAAACAGTATCGGCCACTCTCATGCAGCCTCAGGTTGTGTATCCTTTCCCAAATCAGCTTTAATTCTATTAGCTAATGTAAGGTCATTGGTAATTACATCTAAGAGTTTTCCCAAAACATCAGCTAATACTTTTCGCTGTTCCATGCCTGGTTTTACTCCTTTTTCAAATTGTGTAATTGCAGATCTAAATGTACCTAGTTGCTCATTATTCAATAATCCTGCCTTAACAAGTGGCATCATTCTATTAATAATTGTTTGTATATTACTAGGATTCATTTCAGGCTGAGCACTTAATGGTCCTTGCATACTATCTGCATCTGCTTCTAACGTAGTATCTTCTCCCATATACTTGGTTAATTCAGCATAGGCTTTATCACTTTTACTACGTTTTTTTGGTTTCATTTTTTTCCTAGCCATGCGTTCTTGACGCATTAATTCTTTTTCCATATCAGATAAATCTGATTTTGTGCTGTTATCTAGTTCGGCATAGTGATTTGTTTCTTGTACACTTTCTTGTTTTTTCTTTTTAAAAAAACTTGATATGTCATCTAAACTTACATCTACACTTAAAGGTCCTTTTCCAACACGCATTCTAGGACTAATTTTAGTTTTATTATCTTTTCCCTTGCTTATTCTTCCTCCAAGACCAAAATCCATTCCTGTTTTGCCCATTGCTTTTTTAAACAAGTCAACACCTACACTAAAATCCTCATTAAAATCTTTATATCTCTGATGCATATCTTCTTCTTTTAATGGATTATCTGCATATTGTCCTAAACTATTGGGATCAGTGTTTTTAGGCCCAGATATATTATTTCTTGTATATTCATCTACATCACTTGCCACTGCATTTAACCTTCCATGAAAATGATCAGTTGCATTTGCAAATTCATCTTTTGGATCCGGTATGTGATGGTCTTCACTAACATCTC